CCCCTGCCGATGGCTGGCTGTTCATGGTCCTGCTGAAGCTGGTGCGCGCCCAGACCGCAGATCGGAAGCCGCTGTTCGACTGCGTGGAGGACGGCGCCGCATACCTGGCCCTCATGGGCGAGGAGATGACGGACAACATGACGCCATTCATGGTGGGCGACCCGAACCTCAAGCCAGGGCCAATGGTCAAGGTGCCAAGTGGCACTGTCCCATGGCCCACTGGCCCGGTGGACGCACACGGCCGCAGCTTGGTCGAGGACCCGGCTTGGAAGGCTGAGCAGGAGAGGCGCAACGCCGAGGCCAGGGACAGGCTTTTCCGCATGACGGTCAAGTCGGTCGACTGCCCTCACGGTGGGTTTTGCTTGCCGGGGTCCAAGTGCACCTGTGACCCGGTGGGGCAGAAATGACCGACTTCGGAATCCCAGAGCCCACCGACCCCTGGAGCCAGTGGTCCCGCGTCACTCTCGCCATCGAGGGCGAGTCCGGCATCACGCTGGAGGAGCTTTACCAGGCCTTCAAGGCTCGCTTCAAGATGGAGGCAGAACGCCGCCTCAATGAGCTGAGCCCCCAAGAGAAGGCCATTGCAGAAAGGATGGGCCATGCCCAGTAAACCCATGAAGGGCACCGTCACCCAGGCGCATCGCATCGAAGCGTTCGTGACGGCCATTGCCTCTGGCAAAACCAAGTCCGACGCCTACCGCGCCGCCTACCCAGACCAGAACCTGAGCCCGCAGAAGACTTCCGAGAAGTCCTGCGCCTTCGCCAACCGGCCCGAGGTGAAAGCCCGATTGGCCGAGGTGATCAAGGGCAAGATGGAGCAGACAGAGATCACGGCCGAGCGCGTCATCGCTGAGCTGGGGCGCCTGGCCTTCTTCGACATCCGCAAGCTGGTGGACAACGACGGCAACCCGCTGCCCATCCAGGAGCTGCCCGACGACATCGCCAGTGCGCTGGTGGGCGTGGACATCGTGCAGTTCGGCAACGCCGACGCCGGTCGAGGCACGGTGATGAAGATCAAGATGGCCGACAAGCTGGGCGCGCTCACCACACTGGCGCGTCATCATGGCCTACTCAACGACAAGCTCAAGCTGGGCGAGGACCCCGACAACCCGCTCACGGGCCTGTTCGCGTTCCTCCAGGCGGGGGCTGGGCGGATCAAGCCGGGGGCGAAGTGAGCTGGGTCCGCATCATCCAAGACAACGGCATCGACCACTGCTGCCGCCTCGTCCCAGAAGGGCAGGGAACGGCCATTGAGATTTCGTGGCCAACGGAGAATGCCCTGTGTTTGATGCTGATTCCGCCAAGCAGCTTCGCGGATCACGAAGCGGCGCACGATTGGCTCATGGGGCTTTCAGGGCCGGACATGGAGCGCGCACGCATCCACTACCTTGCCGCGCTAACAGAGCAGGCCTCAAGTGAATCCATGGCCAGGGCCGCCATCGAAAAGGCGAAGGGCTTGCACTGATGCTGAACGCGGAGCAGTGGGCGGACCCACTTTGGCGCCTGTCAAATCTCTACACCATCGTTACTGACGAGGGGAAGCTGGTTCGGTTCACGCCCAACGATGAGCAGGTCCAGTTGTACAAGGATCTGCACAACCGCAACCTGGTGCTCAAGGCGCGTCAGCTTGGCTTTTGCGTCGCGCCAGAGACGCGCGTTCTGACGGCTGACCTGCGTTGGGTTCCGATCATCGACATAAAGCCCGGCATGGAGGTCGTCGCTTGCGATGAGCACCCGCCTGGCGGGCGCGGCTCTGCCCGCAAGATGCGAACCGCAACAGTGCAGGGCGTCAAAGTCATGCGCGCCCAGCGCTTCCGCATTACCTTCGACGATGGGCGAGAGGTGGTCTGCACAGATCGTCACCCATGGCTGTCTAGAAACAGCCAGACCGACGCCAAATGGCGCAGCATCAGCGGACAAGGCAACGAGGTTTGCGGGCGCTTGAAGCCAGGCGTGCAGGTCCGGTGGATCGCAAAGCCCTGGGGGGAATCGAGCGTCGAGGACGGATGGTTCGGCGGGATGCTCGATGGGGAGGGCTCCATCGCAAAGCGGAACACTTCGGCGGGCGTCAACGTCAGCCAGCGATCAGGCCCCGTGTGGGATCGCCTTGTTCAGTACGCACATGAGCGCGGCTATAACGCAAGAATCGAGAACGACGCGGCAGAAAGGCCGAGCAAGCACGGCCGAGTACCGGTGCCGAAGCTGGCCTTTGGGCGGATGGACGAGATGCTTCGCCTCATTGGCCAGACGCGCCCGACGCGATTCGTTGGCAATCGCTTTTGGGAGGGCAGGGAGCTGCCCGGCAAGCGCAACGGCGACGTTGGCTGGGCCACCATCGTTAGCATCGAAGACATCGGCGAAGGCGACGTGGTGGACATGCAGACCAGCACGAAGACCTACATCGCCGAGGGTTTTGTCTCGCACAACACCACGTTCTTGGCCATCGTCGCCTTGGATCAGTGCATGTTCGTGGCCAACCACACTGCCGTGCTGATCGCGCACACGCTCCCAGACGCGAAGAAGATCTTTCGCAACAAGATCAAACGGGTGTACGACGAGCTGCCCCTGGCCATACGCCAGGCGTGCCCACTGGAGAAAGAAGCTGCAGAGGAGCTGGTCTTCAAGAATGGCAGCTCGATCAGTGTTAGTACCAGCGCGCGCGGTGGCACAACGAACTTTCTCCATGTGTCGGAAATGGGGAAGATAGCGCGAATTTCTCCTGAGAAGGCGAAAGAAATCGTCACTGGCGCCTTTGAATCCGTGCCTGCGGACGGGATTGTGGTGGTCGAGTCCACTGCCGAAGGGCAGGACGGATGGTTCTATGAGGCGTGTATGGCTGGCCTCAAGCGCGCTCAGGAGAACGCGCCGCTCACCCGGATGGACTTCAAGCTGCACTTCTTCCCGTGGTTCAACAAGGCGTCGTATGCCTTGGACGATCGCGAGACGGAGCTGGTCAAGCTCACGGAGAAGGACCGCGAGCACTTCCTCAAGGTCGAGGCCAAGATCGGCCGCCGGCTCACCGATGGCCAGAAGGCTTGGTGGATCAAGAAGAAGGCCGTGCTGCTGGAGTCCATGGGGCGCGAGTACCCGTCGACCCCTGAGGAGGCTTTCGAGGTCGCCCTCGAGGGCACGATCTACGCCACCCAGATGGCCGTCGTGCGGCGCATGGGGCGCATTGGCGTGGTGCCCGTGCGCGATGGGGTGTCGGTCAACACCTACTGGGACTTCGGCGTGGACGACTCGACGACCATCTGGCTGCAGCAGCGGGTGGGCGCGCTCAATCGGTTCGTCAAGTATTTCGAGGACAGCGGCGAGGGGCTGGCCTACTACTGGAAGAAGCTGATCGAGTGGCAGGCCCAGCACGACATCCAGTGGGGCAAGCACTACATCCCCCACGATGGGGACACGCGCATCCAGGGCTACGAGGTCACGACGCGCAAGCAGATGATGTTCGACCTGGGCATGCGCAACCTCATCACGGTGCCCCGCGTCAACCGCATCGACACCGGCATCGAGGCCGTGCGCGCCATCCTTCCCGAGTGCGAGTTCGATGCTGTGGAGTGTGCCCAGGGCATCAAGTGCCTGGACTTCTACAGCCGCACCTGGGACGACAACAAGGGCACATGGAGCAGCCAGCCCCGCCACGACAAGTGGAGCCACGGCGCTGACGGCTTCCGCCAGTTCGCGCAGGCCCTGAAGCTGCAGTTTGAGGGTGCTCAGTCCGAATCCATGGGCGCCATGCCGGGTTACTCCGGGGGCTATTGACAACCTCAGGGGTTGACTTTGCTGTGGCGCGCGGGCACAGTCGCCCCCGGCAAACAGCAGACAGACCCAATCCTGGTGATGAATGCTCGTCATGAACCTGGACGCATCAGCAGGGCCACTGGTGCACCGCTCTTTGACCGCCCCGACCGGGTCGTAGTCGGGACTTTCTGATCTGCCGCCAGCTGCGCAACCAAGCGCGAGGGATTCACTGGGCTTGTGGTGGGGCCGCCGTTCGAATCGGCAGCCCGGTCCTGTTGGGATGCGGGCGGCAGTTCAGAGGGTTAAGCGCGTACATCTTCGTCAGAGGCTGTTGTGCATCGCGTCGGACTGGGGGGACCCGGTCGCCCTCAACTAGCAGGCCGTGTTCGGGTGGAGAGGGCAGGGGGCGCGAAAGCGTTTGGCCCCATGCGCCCACGGTGGAGGACTACCCCGATGACACCCCGGAAAGTACGGGGGCTTTCTCAGAAGCGTTGTGAGGCCAAATCAGTAGCAAACCCGACGGTGCGCACCGGGAGGCGAGTGAACCAAAGTAGCTGGCACAGGCTGCGCAACAGCGCGAAGTGACGCGAGTACGCCAACTGGGTCAATGCGAACAGTACCGGCCCGCGCTGATGTTGCAGGATCATCCCCTGCACGCTTCTGAGAGGGTGAACAAGGTCGGCGCGAGATTCGCCGTTCAGGCCCGAAGGCAGTGGGTTCGATCCCCGCCACCCTCAACCACCATCTTCGATGGACCTCCCTGCCGGCGCAACCCGGCTTGCCCCCTCGGCTCAGGCCCTGGGGGCTTCTTTTTGCCCGCCTATACCAGGCGTGACTCAGGACCTTGGCCTTGCGCCAATCCGGCCTGCATTCACCCAGGGCACGCATGGACCAGGACATCGACACGCTTCAGGCCGAGGAGCTGAGCACGCTTGGCGCATCGCTACTGATGCGCCTGGAGCAGGAGCAGGCCGCTGGCGCGGACACGACTGAGGTCGAGGGTCTGCTGTACCAAATCATGGAGCGCGAGAAGGCGCTGGCAGAGGAGGCGGCTCAGGCTCGGCAGGACCGACTGACCCGCATGGGCCTGACCCTGAAGGGCGAGCTGGACAAGCGGCGCGGTGAGCGTCAGCAGGTCGAGCTTCGCTGGATGGCAGACACCCGCCGGTACAACGGCGAGTACGAGGCCGACAAGGCGCTGGAGATGGCCGCGCGCAAGTTCGGCTCCAAGTCCTTCGTGCCCATCACCCGCCGCGTCATCAACGTGCTGGAGGCGCGACTCGGCGACCTGCTGTTCCCTGCTGACGACCTGAACTTCGGCGTCGAGCACTCGCCCGTGCCTACCCTGGGCAAGGCCGCGCAGCTCGTGTCGCGCATGCCAGATGACCAGCAGATCGAGGTCGATGGCGAGCAGATCCCCGTGACTGCCGTGAAGCAGGCCGTGGGCGAGATGCTGGACCAGGCGCGCACCGCGGCCGCGGCCATGCAGCGCGAGGTCGAGGACCAGCTCGCCGAGAGCGACTACCCTACCGAGGCGCGCCGCGCCATCCGTGACGGCCTGGTGCTTGGGCTTGGCGTCATCAAGGGGCCGACCCTCTACCTCCGCACCAAGAAGCAGTGGACCGACCAGGGCGACGGCCGCATGGCCCTGTCCATCGTCGAGGACACGCGCCCGAGCAGCGCCCGCGTTGACCCCTGGCTGTTCTTCCCGGAGACGGCGGCCAAGTCCATGAAGGACTGCGGCTCTGTCTTCGAGGGCCACCCCATGAGCGCGACCGAGTTCGCTGCCCTGGCGCAGCAGCCCGGCTTCGACAAGGACGCCATCCGAGACGAGCTGCGTGCTCCTCCCGGCCACACGCCTGACGCCAACGAGCGCTCGACCCAAGAGGCCGCCGGCGTGGCCAGCGTGGTGGTGCAGAAGCACATGGTCTGGGAGTACCACGGCCCCATCGAGAAGGACGACCTGGAGGCTTGCGGCTGCGAGCTGCCGGACGACCCCCTGATGATCTACTCGGGCGTCGTGTTCTTCACGGATCGCGGCCGGGTGCTGAAGGCCATCATCAACCCGATGGCCACGGGCGCGCTCCCGTACCACACCTGGAGCTGGCTGCCGGACCAGAACAGCATCTTCGGCTTCGGCTTGTCCTATGAGCTGGCCGACATGCAGGACGCGGCCAACAGCTCGTGGCGCGCCAGCCAGGACAACATGGGCCTGAGCGTCGGCGGCCAGCTCGTCGTCGACACCCAGGCCATCCAGCCCCAGGACAACCAGTGGGCGATCACCCCCAACAAGGTGTGGCGCAAGACGCAGCCGGGCGGCAGGGTCGAGGACTACTTCAAGCTCTTTGAGATCCCGAGCCGGGTCAATGAGCTGCTGACCATCTTCAACGTGGCCAAGCAGCTCTGCGACGAGATCGGCGGCCCCATGCTGGCCATGCAGGGCCAGGACGCCCCGAGCTACATGCAGACCGCCCAGGGCATGGGCATCGCCTACAACGCCGCCAGCGTCTGGATGCGTCGGGGCATCAAAAACTGGGACGACTTCATCACCATCCCCCAGATCACGCAGTACGTGGACTGGAACATGGAGCACAACCCCAAGGCCGACATCAAGGGCGACATGCGCCCGGTGGCCCGTGGTTCGTCGCACCTGTTGGAGGCTGAAGGCCAGGTCCAGCGCATCCAGATCCTGATGCAGTCGGCCCAGGCCATGGGCATCCCCATCCGCAAGGCCGTCAACCAGTTGCGTGCGATGGCGCGCGCCATGCGTCTGGACGAGCGCGAGCTGCTGCCGGATGACACCGAGATCGCCAAGATGGAGGAGGCCCAGGCCAAGCAGCAGCCCCAGCTCACCCCCGAGCAGGAGCGTCTGCAGATCCGTCAGATGGAGCTGCAAGATCGCCAAGAGGATCGTGCCCACCAGGCGCAGCTGACCCAGCAGACCAACCAGATCCGCATGGCAGAGCTGGCCCAGAAGGAAGGCCTGTCCGTGGCAGACACCCGCGCCAAGTACGAGCTGGAATCCGTCAAGGTCCAGGCCAACCTCCAGGACCGCCGAGAGCAGCGTGCCCACGATGCCCAGGCCCTGAACGCTGAGATCGCAACCCGCATGCAAACCGGAGCCGGCGTATGAGCCTGAACCTGCTGATCGTCAGCCCCCAAGACCCGACTTGGCAGCGGGTCGAGGCCTTCGTCATGCGCCGCGTCGAGGAGCTGAAAGAGGAGGCCATCAACCTCAACCTGCCGCCCGAGTTCCGCTCTGCCGCCGCAGCCAAGGTGGCCGAGTTGCGCGTACTGCTGCGCGCGCCGGCGGAGGCTGCCGCGATCGTTGCCGGCAGCAGCCAGAACAGTGGAGAGACGTACTGATGGACATGACCCAATCGCCCATGCTGAAGGCGGCCGACTTCGACTTCAGCAAGGAGGCCGGAGCTGCCAGCGGCGGCATGCAGGGCGCCACGACCTGGACGCCCAGCGACAACGCCATGGCGGCCAACCAGCTGACCAAGCTGCTGCAGACCGACAACAAGCTGATGCAGCAAGCCCGGTCCCGCGCCGGCGCAGCGTCTGCGCGTCGTG